CTACCTTTAATTAAATCATTTTCAAGTAAAATGTTTAATTCTTTCTCCTTTGATTCAGGAGTGACTGCTCCACCTGGTTCCTCTCCACCTGTCGGTGGTGGCGGTGGTGCCAACTCTTCAGGGCCCTCTCCTCCAGGTAATGGTGGTGGCGGTGGTCCTAATTCTTCCCCACCTCCTGGTGTTGTAGACGCTCCTGCAGTAGCAGTTCCACCAGTAGCACTTCCATATAGCTTATCAATATTATCAAATAATCCTGTCTTACTAATAACTGTTGGTGTTGCTTTGAGTTCTTCACCTACAGCTCTTTCAATTCTTTGTTGTTGGAGGTCTAATCTAATTTCTTCGTCAGACCAATTAAAGATATGTTTCTTAGCCCAAGTCGCAGATGTTGCTGCGATTCCAAATCCTGTATCCGCAACTAAGTCTTTGTAAAGAAGTACTTTTTCTTTCCATACATCCACCTTCAGAAGGTCAGCTTGAGTTGATGGATTTGTTAAACCTAAGGTAAAGTTGTTCAGTTCATCCTCAAATCCTAATAGGAAAAGGTGAACAATAGCAATTTTGTTAAGTTCAGCCAACATACTTTTTTGAATTCTGTTGATTGTACGAGCAAATCTTATGTCTTGTAATGCAAGATTTTTACCATCACCAACCACTTCCTCAAAACCTAAGAATGCTTTTGGTACACGAAGTGCGGTTAATAATTTCTTTTGAATATATTCAATATCGGCAATTTCTGATAGGTTTGTTGCACCTGGTAAAGTGTCAATTGGACTTGGTGATGCTGGGTCACGAACAGGTACGAAATAATCTTGGTCAACCGCCATTTGGTTAAACCTCATATCAACATTACCTGTCTTACTATCTACAATTTGTTCTCTTTTGAACTTATTTGCTACACGTTGTACATACGCCTCCACATCATCATCATTCATATTCCCAACAAAAACTTTGAAGATTCTTCTTTCGGGTGCTCTCGATGTACGATATATCAACATCGCATCCTCACAAAGTAAAAGTTGTTTCCAAGTTCTTCTTGCTTTTTCCAACATAGAAGTTCCATAAGGAAGTTTTCTATCGTCACCAAGTAATCTAAAATGAGCAATTTCCCAAGATTGGAATTCCATATTTTTGTTCTTCCAAGTGAAATGAAGAGCTTTTTTATCTTTATCTAATTCTTGTGTAATATCAACTGAAATTTTTGCGCTCACACCAACCTCATGTCTTTCGATTTCAATTGTAGGTAATTGTTGTACACCAACAACACCTTTCTCAGGGTCCAATTTTAGATAAACAAAGTTGTCACCATACTTACAAGTGTTTCTCGTCCACATAGGTAAATTGGTGTTGATGTCTAAGTTACTGTTAAATAAATCGGCTAGAACACCTTTAATTCTTTTTGACTCTGAATAAATCTGAAGAATAAATCCATCTTCATTTGTTGTAGTTGATTCTTCAGCGTAAATGTCTAAAGCCGCTGAAATTTCAGGAGTATACTCCATAGATTCATAGTCGTACTGAGCCGAAAGTCTTGTTGGCTCATAATATATTGCTTGAGAATATAAGTTATTCTCAACCTTAGCCCACTGATTGGCTAAATAGTAAGTTTGTTGTGCTTGAAGTTTTTCAACCTCAAATTCCTCTCTGCTTTTTGTGCGTAGTAATTCTTTTTTATCAAACTTAAATGTTGGATAATCTTGATTCAGTAAAGAATTAGGACCAAAAGTCTTGGACAGTCGTTGCCAAACTGTCATTTTTTGTTCAGCCATAGTACAATTTAACTTATTACGTCAATAATATAAATAGTTATTTGGCACCAAATAACCACCCATATTTTTGATAATCCTGTTTGGATGGACCTTGATTTTGTGGATGTTGTCTACCCATTTGTGGCACGAAAGGATTAAAATATTCAGATGTGTTTTTGTTTTCATTCACAACCGATGTCCATGAATTCAACATCGCCTTTGTGTGATTTACTACTTTTGTAAGAGATTGGAAAGATTTTTCAGCAACATAAATAGCCATTGATATTCCCATAATACAATCATCATGATGTCCTTTTTGATGGTCAGGTCTACCATTGACATAAATAAAAGTATTCATTTCATTATATAATCTATGAGAATATACTTTGAACTTGTGTCTTACAGCTTCTTCCAATGAAGAAATAATTTGAACCCTTTTCGAGTTAAAATTAATACCTGGTATTTTTTCATTTAATTTTGGGTCCCATTTCCATTTGTTTGTTGTATCTACATTATCTACATAAAGTCCAGATGGATATGACATCTCTTGCATTTTTCTTGCGGTAGAGACACCCATACCTCCTGTTATATCTATAACACAAAATGCATTATACATTGAACCCCATTTATATGCAATCTCAGCAATTACATCAGGGGGAACTTTACCAACATACTCCAATACCTGTTCTCTCTCATCAAAATCAATAATTTGAATACATGAGAAATCTTCGGAATCACCTCTTGACACGTCGACACCCATAACGTATTTATGACCATTTTCAGGTTCTTTAAATATCCATAGAGCTCCACCCATAAGTTTTGCCGATGGCTCTCTTAAGAAGTTATGGGATATGTCTTGCATAAGTTCAGAATCAAATACGTTGTCACCTGAACCTAAGAAATTACATTCCAACTCCTGAGCCACCTTTCTCCTATCAAACTTAAGTTTTTTAACCATACCTTCAAACCATGCAGAACAAGGTTTGTATCCTTGTGAAATATATTCTGTTGTTGTGGTATGATTTCGGTCATAAGGGTTTTCAACAGATAAATCAACAACCGTGTCTTTCGGATAGTCTTCTCTATTCAAAAGAAAATGTACTAAATCATTTGTTTTTACCATGTATAAATCCTTTGTATATCTTGGGTCTTTAAACCAATACATCTCAGATATTTTAAATTCATTCATTCCCCTAAGTGCTTGGTCATAAATGTCATAGTAAATCGGGTCATATCCGTTAGGTGTTGAAATTACAATCACCTTACCACCTGTAGAAAGTGAGGCCATACACGCAGACCAGAAATCATTATCGGCCTCAATAAAGGCCGCCTCGTCAAAAACAAGAATCGTTGGAGTGTAACCTCTCAATGCGTCTCTCGAAGTTGCAACAGCTTTAACTTCACAGTCATTTGTAAGTTTAAAATGTCTTTGGGAATTTTTCTCCGCTGAAAACCCAACACCAACCCATGAAGGCCACTGTTCGGTAAATCCTCTTATCTTGTTTGCCATTTCGACTGAAGTATCGAGTTTGTTGGCAATGATTAGTATTTTTTCAGGCTTATTTTTCTTGGCAAAAACTAATTTTTTTGAAGCCCAAGCAGCTGTAACCGTTGATACACCAGCCTGTCTATATTTCAAGGCAATATTCTCATTGTATTTGTCGTAATCCTCAATAAGGGAAACTTGGTCAGGAAATAGGTCTAAGGGTACGTATTTTTGTACAGTGTTGTCGTAGGTCTGTAAATAAGTCCTAAGTGCATAGGGTGTACTCCTTACGCACTTAGTAACTTCTATAATTAATTGTTCTTTGGTCACTCGATGGGGTTATTTAGGTCTCGATATACCTAAACTACTAAAGAAATCATCCAAATCATCCTCATCGTCCTCATCGTCAGAGTCTGAACCATTTTCTGCCTTATAGTCATCATACTCTCTTTTGAGTTCTTGAGCTTCTTTCATGATTTCATCGAATCTTTGTGTCGCCTTTTTAACTTTCGACTGGTCTTCGGAAATCGCATTTCCGATAATCTCCAAGAATTCTTCTGCAGGTATTTGGTATAACTGAATGTGAAACCAATTTATCAGACCTTTATTTACGTCTTCAAACATTTCGTCAGGTAATGCAAATCTTATCTTTTCAACAATTTCAGGACCGATTCTTAATTGCATCGGTTCATTGGATAGAAGGTCTACCTGTCCTTGAACTTTTTGTCTTAGTTCAGGGTCTTGAGGTAATCCATGTCTACCTTTTG